TCCATCCAGGGAACCTTTGGGAAATACTTACTGATATTGTCTTTGGTGATGGGTATCTCTATCCATTCGTCGGTACCCATATACATCACCTGAATCTGGAAGGGGAAGGCCGTATAGTTGTTACCGGTAACTACACCACTAAGCCATGGCGAAAAGGACTTACCCTTCTCGAATGGGCCAGTACACTCCATGCGCTTCGGTTTAACAAACTCCTGGTCATCAGATTTGATGCCAGTATGGAGTCCAGAAACCACATCGCCAACAGCATTCACGATGTAAAAATCCACCAACACATACTTCAAATCACGGTCAGCTGTGACCTTAAACTTGGTGTTAAGCATCTTACGACCAGGGAATGCTCCAAAAGGATTGTCCGTAGTCAGTTTAAACTTCGAGAACTCAACCTGAGCCGAGGCAGAGGTGACGGCAATAGCCATCAGGAGAAAGGAAATAATTAGTTTTTTCATAAACGTATGAATTAATGAGTTAATGAATTAATCATCGGGTAGTTGTGTGACTTTGAGTTTTGCGCCACAATCGGGACAATGGAAGATAATGTTTCCATCATCGGAAATCACAGGGGCCTTTGAACCATCATTGAGACTATCGCCATGATTCGTACTGCTTTGCTTCATCAGTTCGAGATCGAAGAAATCAGTGAAGGGGATGCCAGTAGCGACGGAGAGCTGATAGACACGATAGACGTTGGGCGTATAGTTGACCATATCGTGAATAGAGGTAACAGAGCACTCCAGCAGCTCTGCCAGACGCTCGTAACTGAAACCATAGGCACGGAGCACACGCTTTGCAATGTACCAGGCGGGTGTAAACTCCTTATCCTTTGTTGATAACTTTGTCTTTGCCATAATCGGGAATAAATAAATATTTGAATTTCGGTGGCAAAGATAGGAATAATTTACGATATTTACAAGAAAAAGCGAAAGAAATTTAGTAAAAGACGAAAAATTTAACGAAAAAGGGGAAGAAAAAAACCCCGCTCAGGAACGTTAGGGGTTCGAGAGCGGGGTTGGTGTCAATCCGCATATAGTTGTGAACAACAACTATGGGTTTCCGGAATCGGTGCCGGTATTGGGGTCGATACCAGAGCCAGAGGGCTGCTGTGGGGTGGCAGGCTCGGCGGTGGGTACAGTGTATTGGTCGGTGTTGATGCAGTTGAGATTGCGGGGCTGGTTCTGCTCAATGGCGAGTGCCAGGACATTCCAACCGCTGTACTTCGTGGCGAGACTGAGCCAGTTGGCCTTATCCAACTGGAGGCCAGCGAGGGCCTGCATGGTGGCAGCGTCGTAGGTCTGACCCGTGATGGGACATTTGCCGGTATGCTTCAGTCGGGCGAGGTAGGCGAGAAGATCCTGCACGAACTCATCCATCGCCATCTGCACATTCATAAACTGTTCGTCATCCTGACGGGCGCTCTTGGCGAGGGAGGTCTGCTTGGAGCGCATCAGGAAGTAGATGGTATGCTCGTAGTTGACCACGAGATTGTTGGTACCCTCGGCATCAATCAGGATGCTGTAGGCGATGCAGGGCGACTTGGCGGTGTTCTGGTTGCGCACAAACTCATTGTCCTCATTGATGGCACGAATGAGGTAGAAGGCTTTCTCCTTCTTACCGTCCTTTGACTTGCGGTTGTGACCGATGGCATCGTAGAGCTCGGCCCATCGTTCAAGAATTACACTCAGGTTTGCTTTCATATCTGATGCGGTTTGGGTTGCTGTGGCACAGCAACAGACTTAACACTATTCCATATCCATTGGGGGCATGGGGCCTTTGGGCTTGCGGGGACGGCGGGGTTTCTTCTCGGCCTCCTTACCCTTCAGGATTTCTTCAAGTTCGCCTGGTCGCATGTCGATGTGGCGCTCTACCTTGGAGCATACAATTTTCTGTACGACACGCGCCCATGTTGAAGAGTTGCACGATGATTCGTTTTCGAGGATCGAGACGAAGGTACATAGCACGAAGATAGCTGCTATGTACTGACCAAGGTGTAGCCCTCCGAAATGGCCTAAGAGGTGGTTATCGACACCTTCTGCCAACAGGATGCAGAGCCAGACTATAGCAAGATCTGAAATCATCTTGAACATGTTGGCGCTTTTCAGTTTGCCATCGGCACCACCTTCAGGCACCGTGCGACGGATGCGACGGTTTAAGCGCCATGCCGTGAGGCAATCGACGATGACAGCAAACACACAAAGCAGGGCGTAGGGGAGCGTTGGTTCCATCCACGCCCAGACGATCCCCAATCCCATAGCAATCCATCGAGGGATGGAACTGAAGAAGTTCTGGAAGAAAGTAACGATACTATTCATTGTTTCATCAATTAATTAATTCATAACTAAACGGCGAGGGCCGCGAAGGGCGAGCCGTTGATGTCGAGACGGACACTAAACTCGATGTCGATGAGCGAGGCATTGGTGCGGTCGGGGCCTTTGACCGTATCTTCGGGTACGATGTGGCAGGGGATCCAGTGACCGGCAATCATTATCCAGGCGAACTTTGCCATCAGGAACTCGTGCATGAACCACGCAGCCCACGCTTCATCGAGCGGGCCGGAGGTGAGTTTCCACGTCTCATAGTCATTCTTCTTAGTGACCAGGCCACGCGAGAACTGACCAAAGGTTTCCTGAATGGAGCGGATGTATTGCTCCTGGGTGACGTTCATTTCAGTCTCACGCATGGAGCGCACACTGACGGATTCGAGACAGCCCAGACCATTGACAAAGCGGAACTGATAGCGGTCGGTCTGTCCGGCAGCCACGGCATAGACCTGACGACCATTAACGGTCTGGAGTCCGGCGGTGGTTATATTGACTACTTGTGAAGTTGGCCCGACAGTAACATTGCCGCTGCTGACGGGTGAAGCGAATGACAGTGGGCAAACCATAGATTCACCCACCATCACCACTTCTGGTTGTGTAGAAGGCTTGCGAGAGAAGTGCTGGGCCATCTTACTGCTACCGGCGAGCATGCGCTCCAGGTCGGTGTAAGCGCCCATAATGCAATACTGAGTGGTAGAGAGCGTGACCACGCCCACATTGTCGTGTACCTCGCCATTCTGCATGTATTCGTCGCAGGCAGAGAGGGTGTAACCGATGCGGGGGTAGGAGGCAGGAGGCGTAACGGTGTACTCATACTTATCGGCCACGGCACGGAGGGCGCTGCTGATGTCGAAGTACAGGATTTCGCCACTCTCAGCGGGTGAAGCGAGCGTGAGCGCCTGACTTGCGAGGTCAACACCTTCGAGGAAGCACGTCACCGTGAGTTTTACACGGTGGAAAGCACACTCGCCACTGATAACAGCGGCCTGCACCTTATAGGTGATGGGTGAGCCTACGAGCGGCGATGCGCTTTGTATGAGTAAACCTTGTGCCATTCTAATTGATAATTGAGAATTGATAATTGACAATTATGATTTCTGCTCATTTGGATTATCGGTGGTAACACCGGTCTTAGAGCGGTCGAGGGTGGTCATCGCCTCGCGCTGCACCTGCCAAACGAGGTGGCGATCCCACTGGTTGAAGCGGGAGAGCACTTCGAGGGGTTTTAGCATGATATTCAACTGCGGCGATTTGAGTATCTGGCGCAGCAGGAAACGTTCTCGGATGTCGGTACCACCATTGGAGCCTACCAGTGAGAGAGGCGACGAACCAAGCAGGCGGGCATCGAGGCCGAGGGCCATGAATACCACGCTGGATAGCTCGGCAGTCTCTTTCTCGTTGGCTGCTACGGCATCCTTCGAGTTGGCTTCTATCTCCACAATCTCAAACGATTTGTGTTCCTTCTGGTCGTTGCCCGTGAAGGTGAAGGCCAACAGCGACTGTCCGGCATTGTTGCGATTGGCGAGCCACTGGTTGATCTGCGTATAGAGTTTGTCGCGGATTTCAGACTGTTTCTTGGCATCAGACTGTGCCTTGGCCTGGATAAACAACTGTTGCATGTAATCGTTATTCAGGTAGATCACGCGCCCGATGACATTGCTGTTACGCTTGCGCGAGAGGCGGTCGGAGAATATCGTGGTGATATACTCGTAGATATCGCCACCAAAGATGGAGTACCAGGCTGGAGTCGGGTAATAGGGACGGCCAGCGGTGGGATAGACAGAAGGCAATACGAAATGTGTCGGACGATTCTCTAACGAGACATTCTTCAAACGGGCCTCGCGTACCTTATCCTCCAGGTCGCTTAATGGCGATGATATATTCAGCGACGGCACGGCATTGACGGGGGCATTATTCTCTGCACCCTGTTCGATGAAGTACTTATCGAGCCAACGATTACTACAGTACACGTAGTTAATCTTACCATAGTCATCCATACGCTCCATGCGGGTGGTATGGCAGGAACGGTGGGCGATACCCGTCACCTTGGGAAGCCAAACCGACGTAGATACTTCCTTGCCTTTGTCGTCGAGTTGGTGCTGATTCAGCAGCAGCTCAGGGAAGGAAATACCAAATAGTTCTTGGTCGAGTACTAAGGAGAGCCACGTCTGGGCGAGGTTGTTACGGTCTAAGAACTCCTGTACCTGCGGGTCGGTCTTAGTCCATTCTTCGAGGGCCGTTTTCAGTTCGGCAATCTGCTCGTTGATGGACGTTTTGA